GTGTTCCTGGTTTGGGAGCCGCACCGGGATGGGTTCTGGGCGTCAGGCATCGACGACGAGGGCGCCGCGATCGCGGAGGAATGCTCCGAGGTCGACAAGCGGCTGATGTTCCGCGAGATCGTTGCGAGCGGGAAGCGTATCTACTACCGGCCAGGCTCGGTCACCAAGGACGACTTGGCGCTCAACGATGCCTGCGTCGCGGTGCCAGTGGCTGAGGGCAACGAATTTCCGGAAGAGTCGATCTCCATTCCTTTTAGCCCGCTCGAGCTCGATTTCAAAAAGGGCAAGGTCGCCGAGTTTTGGGACGCGATCGGCGTGTCGCAGGTCTCCGCGGCCGCGCGCCGCGAACCGGGCGTGCAGTCCGGGCTCGCCATCATGACGCTGAACGACACGAAGGCCGGCCGCCAGCTCGTGAAGTCGCAGCGCTATGAGCAGGCCTACGTCGACCTCGCCCATCAGTACGTGTGGCGCCTACGCGAACTCGCCGAAGAGGATCCGGATTTCGTCGTGACGTGGCCGGGCAAGTCGATGCTGCGCCAGGTGAAGTGGAGCGATGCCGACACCGAAGACGACGCCTTCTCGGTTGCCGTTGCCCCTTCCAGCGCTCTGCCGCACGACCCAGCCGGCCGCCAAGAGATGGTGCAGGACATGTATAAATCGTCGCTCATCTCGCAAGAGACGGCGAAGATGCTCATTGGCTGGCCCGATCTCGATTCCGAGCTGAACGTCGAGAATTCCGAGTCCGAGTACATCGACTCGCTCATCGAAGCCTACCTCGACGCCGAGCGCGAAACCTGGACGCAGGCCGACTACCAGGCGCCCGAAGGCTTCATTTTCAACAAAGTCGGCGCGATCCGCCGGTTCGCGTCGGCTTGGTTCCGAGCTCGAATCGACCAGCGGAGTTTGCCGCCCGCCGAGCGCCTGAAGGCCGAATTCAACATCGCCCTTTTGAGCCGCTACATCCGCGAACTCGACGCTCTGATGGTGCCGCCGGGGCCGCCACCTGGCGCCGGAATGCCCGCGCCCGCCGGCGCGCCGCCCCCAACCCCAGATCAACTAGCCGCCCCGAAACCCCAGGCGGCCTGAAGGAATGACCCATGGCTGAACCCGCTACCGCCGCTGCACCTGTTGCCCCCGCCGTTGTCGCCGCGCCACCCGTTGCCGCGGCGCCCGTGCCAGTCGGCGGAATCATCCCGGGCGAGACCTTCGTCCAAACAATGGAGCGCCTGGGCGGCTTCGACGCGCCCCCGTCTACCACCGCGCAGCCCGCGCCGGTCGCCGCTCCCGAGCCAGCCAAGCCAGCTGGCAAGGCCAAAGGCAAGGCGCCGAAGGACAAAGAGTCGCCGCCTGCAGCTGCTGCCGCCGAGCCAGTGGCGCCGCCGGTGGTCGACAAGGCCGCCGCGCTCGCCGCGCTCGCCGCCGAGCTCGGGTACGACTTCGAGCCGGAAGCCAAGCGCGTCACGGTCGCCGAGCGGGTCGCCTTTCGCGAGAAGCAAAAGAAGGCGGATGCTCGCCTGAAGCAACAGGAACAAGAGCTGCTCCAAAGCCTGAACCAGGCCAAGGGCAGCTTCGAGCCCGAACTCGCGTTCGCGAAGCAGCTCAAGGCGGCCCATGATGCCGGGGACTATGAGGGGGTCGCGAAGCTGCTCGGGGCGAACGACTGGAACGGGCTCCAGGAAGCCTACATCGCCAAGATTTCGGATCCGAACTACAAGCGCCTACAACTGCTCGAGCAGAAAGAGCGCGAGCGCGAGCAACAGGCCGAGCAGCAACGCATCCAGCAACAGCGCCAGCTTCAGGCGCAGCAGCACGCGGCCGCGCTGGAGACGCACCGGGCGAACCTGTCCGCCCAGATGCAGAAATCGACCGACCCGCTCGTGCGCGAGCTCCACGATGACCCGCAGTTCATTCACGCGGTGATCGAGGTGCAGCGCCAGAACTGGGACGGGTCCTCGACCGTGAGCCCCGAGAAGGCCATCAAGATCGCCGCCCAGGGATTCGCCGCGCCGCTCGAGAAGCACATGCGCGGGCTCTACGAGAAGCTCCAGCGCGCGTTCGGTGCAACTCCGGCGCAAGCCGCGGCAGTCGTGCAAGCCGTCGCCCCTACCGCGGCCGCGCCCGTCGCTGTCCCCGCCGCCGCGAAAGGAAAGACCAACCGGACCGGAGTTGTACCGACCGCTCCAGACGTTGCCAGCGCGCCGAAAGTGTTCGCGACGAAGAAAGAAAAGGATGCCGAGTTCAGTCGGCGCCTGCGCGAAGCCATCAACGAAGAGAACCTCGGTATCGCGAGCGACGGATAACGTAATCGATTGAGATGCGATATCACACGACGCGCGTGCAATGTTTTCTGCTTGCCCGTTCCGTGTAATGGCGTAGCATAATTGTAAGTCGCCCGGCCGACTCTAAATTGTCGAGGTCATTGTGGACGGTTCCACAATGGCAGTTGGCCCGGGCCATCAAAGTCCCCCGAGTAACCGCGAGCAATCGCGACCTGTACTCGGAGATTTTCACATGCTGCACATTGCTACTGACGACTTGGGAGGCGTCGGCGATATCCAGTTCCGAAGCCCCAACGTCTGCGACGGCTCGACTCTCACCACTTTCGCTGCTCTCCTGAAGCACCGCTACATCGACTCGTCGATGGTGCAGGAGCTCGCGTATCCCGAAAACCCGTTCTTGGCCATGGTCGAGAAAAAGGGCGACACGGGCATGGTCGGCGACCAGATGCAGGTCCCGATCTTCTCGGCGAACCCGCAAGGCACCGGCGGCGTGTTCAGCACGGCCCAGACGAACGCGAACAACGTCGCGGCTTCCGTTTTCGGCATCGTGGCTGGCGACTACTTCGGCGTCGTGCAAATCGGCGACAAGGTTCTGCAGGCTTCGCGCACGAATCAAGGCGCGTACCTCGAGAACAAAAAGGTGGAAATCGACGGCCTCTACGAGACGGCCGGCGAAAACCTTTCGATCTACTCCTGGGGCAACGGCGGGCAGGCGATCGGCCAGGTCGGTGTCATCCAGAACACAAACGACATCGTCCTGGTAGCACCGGAGTCGGTGAGCCAGTTCGAAGTCGGCATGGTCGTGACCGCGTCCGGCAACGATGGTTCCGACCCGACGCACACTCAGCGCGTGGGCTCCGCAACGGTCTCGGCCGTCAATCGCGGGCTCGGTCTCATCACGCTGAACACCGTAGCCGGCATCACGTCGCTCACCGCGAACGACTTCCTGTTTCGTCAGTCGGACTTCTTCGGCGACCAGGGCATCACCATCATCAAGGGAGTTCAGGCGTTCATCACGTCGACCGATGCGCCGCCCGCGCTTTGGGGTGTGTCTGCCGCGACGCGCGCGACGGACCCGCAACGGTTCGCCGGCTGCCGCGTTGCTGCGGCCAGCGTGCTCGGCAAGACGTTCGAAGAGCGCATCAAGATTCTGCTCGCGCAGATGACGGGTCGCTTCAAGGCGAAGGCCCCCACTGCCGGCTGGATGAACCCCGAGGACTTCCAGGTGCTCGAGACGCTCATGCAGGCACGCGGCCTCCGCGCGCTCGAAGACGACTCGACGCAGTTCGGCTTCATGAAGATCGACATCATGACCGCGGCCGGTCGGATCCCGATTTACACCGACCGCCACGTGCCGCGCGGGAACTTCTTCGCGCTGCGCATGGAAGACTGGTGGATTTCTTCCATGGGCGAGCTGCTTCACCCGCAAACCGGTGACGGGCTCGAGATTCTCCGTCGCGCCACCTCCACGGACTACGAGTTCCGACTCCTGTCCTACCCCCTGCTGGCTTGCCGCGCGCCGAAAAACTCGGGTCGCATCTCGCTGGTCTAAGGAGCTCCGATGCCGGCTGGATTTGATCAAAACGGACAGTTCCCGCTCAACATGGTGGGCCCTCGCGGTGAGGGCGCATTCCTGGGGCTGGAACGCATGTTTTTCCAAGGGCAGACCGGACTCGTCTCGACGATGTACGGTGTGCCCAACACGACGGCCACGCGCACGGCGACGGGGGTGTACACGATTCAGCACCCCTCGTGCGTCGAGGCCGACATCATCCCGACCGTGCAGGCCCCGTCGGGCATGTACTTCCAGGCCAACATCGTGTCGCACAACGCAAAGAGCGGTGTCGCCGTGATGCACCTGTTCAACGAATCGCCGAATCAAACCGGCGCGGCGTCTGGGTTCGGGCAGCTCATCAATCCGCCAACGGGAACGCAGGTCAAGCTGCAGTTCTACGTCAACCCCTACGGGAACTTCTGATCCCATGGCTGGCGACGGACTGCATTACGATGGCGGCGGCGACGAGGCGGAAAGCTCGGGCGAGGAATCGTCCGAGTACATGCAAGCCGCGAAGGAGGCCTTTCCCGACGAGGACTGGACTCCCGAGCGGGTCGACGCACTGAAGGCACTCATCAAGCTCTGCATGGGCGGGTCCGATGCCGACGACGCGGGCGCGAGCGACGACAAGCACAAGGCCACGCTGGCGATGATTTTTGGCGGCAAGCCGAAGTGAAGTGAGACCTGAGTGAGCCGGACCGTAACCCTCCTACAACTCCGTACGGACATCGCTGCCCAAGCGGATATTGTGGGAGGCACGGCCCGGTACACGACGGCGATACTGAATCGATTCATCAACCAGTCGATTCAGCGGTTTCGCGAAAAGCTGTCCAGCGAAGGCGCGCAGCACTACCTGGTTTCGACGAATGGGACGCTTGGCATTGGCGCGACGAGCCCGTACCCGTTCTACGTACTCGACCTGTCTGCCGTATCCCCGAGCATCGTCCGGACGTACGGCGTCGATGTCACACTGAACGGCAACATCATCAAGAGCATCTCGCATGTTCCTTTTGCCTCTCGCACGGATTACGGCGGGTCCGTAGTCACCGGCGAGCCGCGCGCGTGGGCGCACATCAACACGCGCAAGCTGGCGATCCTGCCCGCGCCGAACCATGCGTACCCGTACGTCGCCTGGTACCTGCCCGTGCTCGCTGACCTGTCCGCCGACGGTGACACGTTCGACGGCGTGGCGGGCTGGGAGGATTTCATCGTCTGGGACGTGGTCGCCAGGCTCATCGTGCGCGACCAGTACATGACGGCTTTCCAAACGGCGAGCGCATACAAGAACGAGCTCTGGGCAGACATCCTGCGCAACGCGACGCGCGTGACCAGCGCGGGCGGCGCGACCGTAGCCCGGGACTCGATGGGCGACCGCGGAGCCTTCGACAACTGGCGCCGCAACCGACATCTCCCGCCTCCATGAGCCGACAATGGGAGCAAAAGTCGACATCCCTCAGGTATTCACCCCGAGCGACCCCGTCGCGCTCAAGCGCGATTTGGAGCGGTTTGCGCAAGGGTTTTACCGGTACACACAGGACGTGCCCAAGACGACACTGCCCGCGCCAACCGCGGCGCCAGTGGGCATCCTGGCATTTGGCTGCGTGACGCGGGTGTCGCTGCGCGCCGGCGACTCACTTGTTTTGCAGCTTCCCCAGGTCGACGTTCAAAACGGCGGAAAAATCCTCTACATCAAGCGCGAGACGAACACCGGTAGCTGCTCGATTCGCGGTGTCGGGGCACTGCTGAACGGGCGCACGAAGCAGCTGCTCCCGGCTCTGCCAGGGCTTTACAGCGTTTTCTTCGACGGGGCAAACTACTACTCGACGCAGCCGCTTGCTGTGGACTGGGGCGGCTGATGCGCTCCACTGAGGACAAGCTGATCCACATTCCGATGACAGTCGGGATGAATCAGAGTGTATCGACGCGGCTAGCGCCGACCGGAACGTTCGACCTCGTGCAGAACTGCCGCACATCAGGCAATGGCGTGCTCGAGAAGCGCCCGGGGACGACCGCGCTGAGCCTCACGACTGCGAATAGCCCGACGCATGCGCTTGCTGGTGACACGAGCGGCACGAATCGCGAGGCGCCGTGCTTTGCGTGCCAAGTGCAGGCCTCGCTCATGGTCGGAAACAGCTACGGCGACGCCTTTGCGTTCTCTACTGTGTGGCAGTTCCAGGGTCGATTCTCGACATGCTTGCCGGTGCGGAAGCGGTACGGGCTGGCCGTCGATGACACGATGGGTTTTGTCGGTATCGGCAACGGATTCGGGAGGACTCCGCCGGATTCCGTTGTGACACAGTCGGGGTACATCGGAGTCTGTGCGCTCACGTTCGCTGGAAACCTCCACTTTTACATCGAGGACCCGAACGGTGTCCGCATCTACTACCTGAATGGGGACGTAGCTGTTCGCACGCGGGCCAGGCTCGTTGCGCAGGGCGACACGATCTATCTGATCCAACAAGTTGGCACCATCCTCTCTATCCTGGATTTTACGATATCGGCTGGCACGGTATCGACGCCAGCGGTGACTGCGAT